TGCTGGTACAGATGCGTTCCAGGGAATCATTAAGAATAATGGTACTCTTGCAGACGCAATCGCAGAAGCATTTGCTGGTACACCAGCAGGTACACCTGCAAACCGTCAAGCATACCTTGATGGTACAGCACAGACATTCGGTGGAGCACGTACAACTCGTGTTCTCGGAATTGACGTACAAGAAGTTCCTTACTACCCTGCAGGATATGTCGACTTGACATTCCCACAGAACCGTGTATGGGGATTCCAGCGTGACATCACAGTTAACCGTGAATACAAGCCAAAGAAGGACACTGTAGAATATACAGTCTTCGTTCGCTTCGGTATTCAGTGGGAAGAACAAGATGCAATCGCATGGGCTGACGCTGCAGCAGATGCATAATCTGTAACAGTAAAACTTTAGGGGGAGTAGGAGTTAACGCTCCTGCTCCCCTTATCATTTATAATGATATAATACTATTCAGGAGGAAATAATGGAAGATTTTAATAATAATCCTGCAGAAGAAGCAGTTGTAGAAACACCAGAAGTTGTAGAAACAGCAGTTGTCGAAGAGGCACCAGTTGTAGAAACACCAGTTGTTGAAGAAGCACCTGCAGCCCCTGCTCAGGAAGAAGAAAAAGAAGAAGAACCAACAGCAATCGCAGCACCATCATATGCTGGATCAGATACAGTTCAGGCTGTTGGAACAGTAGCCAATGGAGCAATTGGTGCAACTACTGCAAAGCGTGAACCACGCAAGGCAGCAGTAGCAAAGCCTGCAAAGGATGAAAAGACAGTTGCTGTTAAGTCAACTAAGAATGTTTCTTGGGTTGGCGTTGGTAAGGTTTCAAAGGGAATCAATATCGTTTCTCAAAAAGAAGCAGAACAATGGCTTACTCGTGATCACGTAACACTAGTTACACCAGAAGAAGTTAAATCGGAATTTGGTGCATAATTAATGGAAGTATTGAGAGTTCCACCATATCCTTTAACAACAACATGGACTTTGCCTATACCCAATTATGAGTATGTTGTCTATGTTGAGGATTTGGTGGATCACTCAGTAACTGAAACTAATATTTTTTCAGATGCCAATGGAAAATTGATTTATGAAATACCTTTGGCACAGGTCCAATATGACCGTAAATTTTTTATTAAGTTTTATGACACAGAGCATATCCATACACTATATGAAGAAAACCTAGATATTGTTAGACCGTATACAGATCCAAACAAACTAGGAACGACTGCCTCAGAAATTGAAGAATACAAAACATTTGAAATGGTTGCCAGATCTATTATTGATACAGTTATCGTAGATGGTTTTTACAATAGCAAGCATATAGTGCAAAAAGTTGCAGATGGATCAGATTATTTTTCAATTTGGGAAGACCTAAATAAGGTTCTAAAGGTTTATGAAAACAATGTTTTAGTTTATGATGTTGAAACACCAGAAACAAATATGTATGATTTTATGGTCACATTTGACAACTCAGCAATTCAAAGAGTTATCGCAGAACAATATAATAGAATTGAAACTGGAGCACAGCAATATCCAAGAGCGTTTGGAGATTTAGCAAATGTTTTTGGAACATCAGCAGTAGCCTTTCCAAAGGGATGGGACTATACATTTGTCCTTGATATTGGCTATAGAGCACTACCACCTGATGTTGAATATGCAACTAAACTTTTAATCGAAGACCTAAAGTGTGGCAAGTTAGATTATTACACACGCTACGTAACATCGTATAATTCAGATCAGTTCAAGATTCAGTTCGATAAAAAAATATTTGAGGGAACTGGCAATATGATTGTTGATAAGATTTTAGATAAATATACAGTCACAATACCTAAGCCAGGATTGATCTAATGCAGTGCGAGGGAAAAGATTTTATGTTCCCTATGCAGGTGGATGTTTTTTATCCAATTGTTGAGCAGGGTACTTATGGAAATGTTAAGAAGCAGTGGATTTTAGATAAAGTTATTGCTTGTCATTTTACAACTTCTGGTTTAAAAACAAAAGAAGAAATTGTCCCAAATGTAAATATCACACAAGATACTTTACTTATTGGCAGAGTTAAATCAGATATAAGAGTGTCTAGTCTTGACTCTGGCACATCTATAACAAACATAATTTTAACAAACATTCAAGATAGAAATTGCAATAATGTTTATGTAGAAACCGCTGGCCCTAGAGCGGGAAAGTCTACAATATTTGAAGTTGCATCACAGGAGCCATTCCTTGGTCCATTTGGAAAAGTAGACTACTACAAGTTAGTTTTACGCAGATCAGAAAACCAGGCGGTAGATATATGATAACCCTTAAGTTTGATGCAAGAAAGTTTAATAAAGAGATAAATAACATAGTCAACTATTCATACGGATTTGTTGAAGGATCCGTTGCTGCAAAAACAGAGTTTTTAAATAATCTTGGTTCTGCTGTTTCAGAGCAGGCAGGTTTATTTATTGACTCAAATGCACGGGTAGATGAACAGTCACTTCATCATGTTTATGAGTGGTATAACGCAGGCAATCAAAATGCAAGACTATTTGATATTAAATACTCAATAAATAATCGTGGCGTATCATTCACTTCTGACTTTAAGCAGTCTACAAGTATTCAGACAGGATCAAATGTTCCATTTCAGGATAAGGCAAGAATTATGGAAAATGGAATAGCAGTAACAATAGCACCAAAAAATTCTGATGTTTTAAGATTTGAAGTTGGTGGAGAAGCAGTATATACAAAAAAGCCAGTAACTGTACAAAATCCTGGAGGAAATGTACAGGGACAGTTTGCAAATACATTCGATACATTTTTTAATGTATATTTTACTCAAGCATTTTTAAGATCTAGTGGTCTATCGCAATACTTTAATAATCCAACGGTATATAAAGCAAACTTGCGTAGAGGTAAAACTGGTGGTAAGAGTGTTGGTAAAGCAGTAGGATATCGTTGGGTAGCAAATGCTAAGGTGGTGGCATAATGGAAGAACCAAAATCAACATTAAACACACCAGGTTTATGGGTTAATAAATACCTTCAAGAAAAAATTTTTGAGATATCAAGAGTTCCAGTTCCATTTTTTCCAACAACACCAACTACCCTAGATGATCTTACAGAACAGTGGATTGTTATTAATGAGGAAAGAGTCTCATATACTGGTGTTCTTGCTGTATATGACAGACTAATTAGAATGAGAAGATCTCCTTTCCCACACATTAAATGTGAGCAACTATTGTATTATTTTTATGCAACTCAAAATACTGTAATTGAAAATATGATAAGGGTTCAAGAAGCAGTTCTTAGGTATATGGATCGTGGAGATGAAACTGCTCAAGAAATAAATGATTGGGCCAAAGGAAGAGTTATTGATGGCATGACCTGCCAATTTTATTTCCACAATTTTAAGATATACCAACTAGAAGAGGTCAGGGATATTATTGACTTTGGAACAGCCAGAACCTACGGCGGTAATAAAATGATCATTGACTATGACTATCATCAAATGCCAGACATAATTGAATCTATAAATTAATAAAAAGGGCTGTATAATTATACTTGAGGAAACAAGCCCTTTATTCTATAAGAAAAAAAGAGGTGAAAACTATGGCATATACAAGAGGTAACAGTTCACAAATCATCGTGGGTGCAGCAGCACTTTTCACATATGAAGGTGGACAACTTCAAGA